CAACTACAAATGCATCGTTAGTGTTTTTGTCAAGACCAACAACTGTGTTTGCGTCGTTAGTTCCTGAAACGTCACCAGCTTGGATGTAGTCTAAAGCTGCTTGGATTTCTGCATCTGTAATAGATGATTTAGCTAATTTGATAACTCTAGTTAAACCTGCAATACCGTTAGTATCACCGTTTGCTGGTAATTTGTTATCACCTAGTTCTGCAACACCTGTTCCGGCGTTGTTATAAGTTTGGAATACTGAGCTTCCGTTTGATAGATCTGCCATAATATTATCTCCTCGATTATTAAATGATCCCGCTCAGGGACCGGCTTTTTTCTTACACTCTTATTTATCTTTTGGGTAAAAACTTATGGGGTTTGGGGGGATTTTTGACTAAAAACGCTTAATCTGCTCTAAAAGGCGTCCATCTATCACGTGGAACTAACTTAACTTTGTCTCTAGTCTTAACAAAGCCTTCGCCTCCTGGCTTGCCACCTGTTGTAGCAACTACATCACCTTCTGCTTTATCAAGCTCTGCAATTACTTCATTCTTGGCTTTCATAAGCTCTGTAACAAGGAAAAATATGTTTGTTGCAGTTTGCTTACTACTGTCTATAATACTTATAATCTTTGCTTGTTTATTGGCGGAAACCTTTGAATTTTGAAGCCAATTGAGGAAACTTTCTACTTTTAAGTCATCTAACTTTTTAGCTCTACTCATTTGATTTACAAATGTGTACATGATATCGCTGATATCACTTAGTCCAGGACGCTTCTCAAAGAACTTAGCAATGTTTGCTTGTTCTTTGTTTGCTACCTTTTCTATGTTGCCTAAGTTATCTGCATTTACTGGCGGCGCTTTGCTTACGTACTGTTGTCCTAATACTAAAAGATCTGCTGTGCCATTAAATTGTTTTACATCTTCAATGGGTGTGCCTGACTTATCGCCAAAGTATTCATATGCTGAATGTGCTGCAACACCAACTTTACTTTTGCCTACCTTACGTCCAATATCACTTTGTGCCTTAACATTGTAAGTAGTTTGATTAGGAGTAAAACTAATTGCTCCGTCACTGCCTTGATAAGGTTTACCTGGATGGTATAATAAGTCACCATACATGTAACCTCTGAAGTCCGGTGGAGTCGCTGCTTCAAATATCGGCCATAGGCTTGCCATATCTTTTGCAAACTTAGGTCTCCATTCTTCGCCCTTGCCTCTGCTGTTGATAAACTTTTCTAAGTCATCAGCTGAGTTAGACTTACCTTCTTCTTTACCCCAATTATTTTTTCCAACTAATCTAAACTGTCCGTCATCTTCACGTCCCCAGTACACTGTTGGATTACCATCCCATTTAACTGCAACATCACTAGCATCTTGCTCCATGCTCTTTAAGATATCAACTGCACGTTTAGCACCATCTGATGGATTAGTAAATACGAGGTCTTCTAAGTGGTTAAACTCTCTGCCTACTGCTTCTACTAATACAGCTTCTGTTAAAAATTCAAATGCTCTCATGCTTTTTTCTTCTTCTTAGTTTTATCTACGTATGTTGCGTGTGGCACATTCAAGTCTTTTTTGCCATACACGGGTCCTACTTTATGCATCTTAGAAAGTTTGTCAGCTATCGAATAGCGTATGTCTACGACCTCACTTATCTTCATTTTACAATGTCTATAAGTTTACGCATCCAAGCATTGTGATCCGCTTGGTAAGTTTCGACTTTTTTATTGTCCGGTAATTCTAAACCGTCTCTTGCAAAAGACTCAACAGCGTCGGCAACAAGTTCTTCGTAGTTTGGTAACTTCTTAATAAAGTTAACAATTGACTCTACTGATTCAAGTGTTGATGGTGTTGCTGTTTGGCCTAATAAAGTCTTAGCGATTTGGTTGGGGTCTTGCGATACCAATTCGTTAGTTTCTCTATCTTTCAGTCCTTCATTTGCTGACCATTTCATGCCCTTCGTTTTTGCTATGCTGGAAAGTAAGATGTGTCGATGCATACCTTTATAAGGTGAGTTTGGTCCACTTCCCTGCAGGCTGAACTTCATCCAATCTGGATCACCAAACATAAAGTCTGTTTGCACAAAGCCGTTTGAATCATCCCCTTTGATCGGAGTTTTAAAGTGTACGTTGATGCCTGACTTACGTATCCACTCTTTACCGTTAACCTCGCCACCGATTTTATCTTGTACCCAAGCAAGAAGCGTAGCTTCTAAATCTGCTTTTGTTGTACTCGAAACATCGACTGCGAGATCTAAGTCACCACTGGTATCTTTCTTACCAGTTGTTCCTAACATATTGTCTGTGAGTTCTAAGTTAGTAATTCCTTCCAACCATTGGACAGTAGGTAATACATCGCTCTTTGCAATCCTAATGGTTGCTGGCTTACCTTCCGCATCCTTAAATATGTTACCGCCTTCTAAAAGTAGGGTCATGTTAGCGTTCTCGTTTCTTTGATTCAACGACTCGTTTAATACCTCTATCAAATTTAGAGGAATCTGAGCCTTTTATAGAATTTATAAATCTACGCTCCAGCTCAATGGCTGTTGTTTGATCGTAATGTTTATGCATAGATTCAATTAAATTAATTGCTGAGTTGATAATATTGGTTGCACGACTCTGTATTAGAGATTCTGTATCTCTACGATCTGCAATTTCGTTAAGTTCTTGTAAAATCGACCTTGTTTTAATTTTCATCGTGTTTTCCTAAATATTACTAAGTGTATTTACCCTTTTACGTAACAAATTATACAACAATGATTTACGGCTGTCAAGAACTTTAATTTATCAACTTATTGTTGCAAAAATTGCATGACAGCCTTGCATGAAAAACCGCTCTGATTAGGGCAGTAATACTGTACTATTATATAAATACAGGTGACAAAGCGCAAGGTGACAGTCGGAACCTTCGAAGTTGTCGAAATATACATACAGACACCAGGAAAGACTGGGGCATTGTCCATGCCTTACAAGTGATTGACGGGGACCAAAGGTTCACGCACCGCCGGGGAAGTTCCGGGGTATTGCTTTCCTCAAGCATCCACAAAACTTAATCAAGGAGAAAAAAATGGCAACCATGCTATTCAATGGCCTTGTGAGTTTACTTGGAAACCCAAGTCCGACTAGGACTTTCGAAAAAGAGATGCTCACTTACGCCAAAACTGAGTACGGAAGTGATTGGTATTATGCTTATCACTATATGATGACCCACGAAGGACGCGGTCCTAAAATGGGAGTGAAGAACTAATGACACAAGCAATTATGACAGTATCACACTTGCTGCAAGATGCTTTAGAAGGACTTGTAGACTTAGTTAAACAATGGAGACGCAACAGAGCCCGCAAGGCTATGATTGCAACAACTCGTAGAGAATTACGCAACCTTACAGATCATGAACTAAAAGATTTAGGAATTGGCCGTAGCGATATTGAAAGTATTGCTAGAGGTAACTTCCAAGATAAGAGAATGACTGCAACTACAAATAAGAATTTAAGAGGATGGGTATAATGACTGCGATAACACAAACCACATGGAACTTTACATGTAAACTTTGTACCATTATCAGAAATGCTTTGTTTGCATTTTGGGTTGGTACAATTGCCTTTGGCGAAACAGCAGGTCGTGCTAGAGCTGCTAATGAACTTGCCCGCATGGGTTATTTAAATGAAGCTAAGAAACTGATGACGGAGAGAGATAATGCTTTTGATAACAAAACTGTATAACAACTTAGAGATTGCTGGTTACGGTAGAGCTGCAAATCTAATGCGTTTACAAGGTTACCCAACGTTAGCGAAAGACTTATTAGTCGAGCAAGAGCGTTTAAGAAATGTTAAGCGTAGAGCAATTGAAAGACTAGAAAGAGTAAAGAAAGCCAAGTCTAACTACGAGCCTGGTGATCATTACTTTAGAGGAAAGTCAAAGTCTGTAGCATTTTGGAAAGGACATGCATAATGTGGCCATACACCGAAGACGAAGCTGAATGGATTAATGGAAAGTGATGTAAGGGCGACGGCTCAAGCACAGGCTGAGAAAGCGTTTGCTAATTTCATACTGTGGTCGAAACGTACAACTTATACCGCTATTGCATTTTTATTAATTGTTGCTAGTTGTAACTTTGGAGTTGAAGATAAAACATATCCAGGTTATAATGGTGAACAATATAA